TTCTTGTTATGAAACGCTAAGGCTCTTGATGGACTGCCGTAGCGATGCTTTATGTATTTGAGGCCTAAGTCAATCTGCTCAATCATTGGAGTGTCCTCAGGCATATTGAGTATTTGAGGTATTCCATAAGCAGATGAACGAGGATTGTCTGCGGTGTAATCCCAGCGAGACTCCTTGTTCCATAGAGTAAACAGTGCCTTCCACTCATAGTTACTCTTGTAAGTTTCTAAGACTTTACCCTTAGCAACCCACTTTGCCATTTTCTTCATCTCAGATATAGAGACCACACCAAAGATTGGTTTAGCGCAGTTCTCTCTGATTGCTATTTGTCTCTCCAAAAACATCGCACCCACAGTGTGAGGCAAAGTTCCCACAAAGACTACAGCAGCCATAATCCAAGCGTATGTTGTTAGTTTCATTTTTACTCCTCAATTGGGGCGGTTGCCTGTGTTCCACAGTCAGCACACTCCATATCTCGAAAATACATCCCAATAGTACCATCCTCTGCGAATGCTACCTTGAGATTCCAGACGAAACTTCCACAGATGCATACCATGGTTGGCTCACCACGGATATCCATCGCCCTTGTGTAATCTGGTTTCAGTTCATTTATATGTTTAGTCATCATCGTCATCTTCCCACTCATCAGGGTTTACGTTTGGAAACGGATTACCCCAATCAGGATTGGGAACGATAGGGTCAATGAAACTCATTTTAACCTCTCAGCGATGTCAGAAACATCCATGTATTCAGGGTTAAAGTTCAACCATAGAGCAGTGTTGCCCGATGGGTCTGCCTTACCATAACGGTTCTTCACTGGTGCCACAGCAATAAAGCCAGGAGCATCAGAGCCAACTGTACAGATAAGGGCAGGTAACTGTGCAACCATACCCTGCAAAGCAGAGCGTGGTTGACACGGTGTACCTGTGTAGGACTCCTTCGTATGATGAAGTACTACAACAGCAGCGTTTGTATCTCTTGCGAGGTACTTGAGTTCTTTCAGAGTAGAGCGCATGTTTGCAAACTCTTCTCCGCCATCATTAGAGATATCCATAAGGTTATCAATAACGATAAGAGTAGGTGAGCATCCCCATAGTTCTTCGAACGCAGCCACCTCTTGGTCTAAATCATCTAGCGTAGGACTAGAATCAAAAGACCAAAAGATGTGCTGAGCATGTTCGTTAATAACTTTGCGAGAAGTAGCAACCTCAGTCTCAAGTAAAACTTCTACATCAGATTGAGGCTTGCCAGTAATCATAGAGAGTAATCGCATAGCCATAGTGTGTGCATTGGTATCAGCACTGACATACAGTGTTGGAACCTTTGCTCGCAACGCTAGGGCTAATGCGACAGAAGACTTGCCAGCACCAGGTGTACCAGCAATCATCGAGATTTCAGCACGCCGAAATACGACTTTGTTTAATTCGAAGGTACGAAAGACAGTCGGTAGCGGTTCGCCACCTATATCCTTGCTACCTACTGCGCGGGCAAGTGTTCTCATCTCTTAGAAAGATTCCCATTCTGCATCGTTGCGACGGATGAATACAGGTTGGCACTGGTCGGGAGTACCCTTTGGAGATGGGCACATGTAGCCCTTCCAAGGTCCCTTAGCCCCTGAACCCTGTCGCTTTGTCATGATTCCATGGCTACAACGCTTAGCCTCTGGACCCATAGTGTTGCTTGCAGTTTGTGTTGGATGAGCAGTATGGTCGACCTGTGCATTTGGATACGCAGAACGAACATTCTCAACCGCTTGTGATGCATTCTGTGGTGCACCTACAAGTGACTGTGCCATTTGCTTAAGGACATCTTGTGACTCCTCAACGCCTACGGCTTGCTCTAGAGCCTCGCAGAATCCTGCATAGGTCTCTGATGCTACGACGAAGATACGTCCATCGTAGAGTTTGCTACTGACTTGGAAGTTACCAGTCATTTGTTTATCCCCTCATTCATGTTCGAGTTTGAACCCTATATTATCCCATGCATCCACCGCATCATCTATTGTGCGAAGAATTGGGATTATATCACTAACTAACGTGTCCATTAACATACTTGCAGGAAGATGTTATACCACATCGACCACAGTTGGATAAGTTAGGCAGGAAGACAGTCTCTTTGCGAGCCTTATCAAAAGTATTTAGTAAATCTTCTATGCGTTCAGGGTACAGGTTAGACAGATTCCATAACGAAATGTGACCAGTACGTGCATCCCAGAAGCCTGCCTTATCGACAGAAATCCCTTGCTTGTTGAGGGCCCACGCATAGACCGCAAGTTGCAAAGGATGCCTCTGGGATGACGCACCAGTTTTGATATCGAGGAGCACCCGATTCCCCTCGAAGTCCACCATCACACGGTCAATTGCCATCTTGACTGTGGCATCATCAATTTCAATCTCATATTCTTTTTCGATAAAGTCTTCGTAGATGTTCCAGCCGTTGCTACGGAACTTAGCCCAGTTCTCTAGCATCCAGCGACCTTCTCCGTACCACCATGACATGTCTTCCTTCTTAGCGTACTGCCAAGTGTTCATGTCACCATTGATTGCTTCATCATCTTGAACCTGTTGGAACCAAGCATCATTCCATATCAAATCAAGATAGGCAGAGTCTAGCGTTACTACGCCAGCATGGTCATAGTTTTCAGTAGCCTTATGGACGGCAGAGCCACCAGTAAACCAGACTGCGTGGGCTTCTTTAACGCCTTCGACCTTTTGTAGATAATACTTCCAGCCACACTCTTGCCAAGTGGTAAAACTGGAATAGGAAATATGCTTAGGTAATTCGTTCATGGTTGTATTGTAACACAGTTGTGAGGAGTATGTTGGTCGAATCCACAGAAGTAACAATCCATTGTTTGATTGCAGATACGGCATAGATACCTAAACTGTACAGAATCACAGCAGAAGTGTGTGATATCCATGATGAAGTAATATTCGTTTTCGTCTATAAATTTCGTCATACGAATACGATACCACACGGGTTTCTTAAAAATCTGCCTGATTCCTGATTTTAAGAAACGCCCCCCTACCCCCCATAAAAATTAATGGTGGTTTAGGGAGTTGGATTCAGACGTTGCCGTCATCCTTCATTTGAAGTTTCCGCCCCACGGTTGCCCGCCCTTTTATGATACACTAAGTTTCTAATCTAGGAGGGTCAAATGGCACATAAGAAGTTTAAGCGTTTCTGGTTAATTTATGGAAGAGTCTCAGGCTTTGCAATAGGCTTTAATGTCGACAAATATGCTATCACTATTGACTTAGGCTTCTGGTACATAGGTTTGGAGTACTAATGCCCACTTACGAATACAAGTGTGAGACCTGTGGTATCACTATGGATAAGCAGGTCGATGTCGAAGACAGAGACCAACCATGGGAGTGCTCCTGTGGAGAACCTATGAGACGTGTCTACACAGCGGTGCCAGTCAAGTTTAATGGCTCAGGGTTCTACTCAACTGGAGGGTGAACTGTACGGGGTGTACGCAAGGTGGATTTAGTGCGTCCAGTACACTCTTATCAAAAGTAAATAGAAGTAAATTGACCTTGAGTTGAGGCGATAAGTACCCTCGACCCATACATTATGACCTGGGAGCGGTGAAAGTGGCGCAACTCGCCATCTTTCCGACCTATTTGGGGTATCGTAAAGCCTACTAAAACGAGAAAAAACCCCTCGTCCCTAGTATTTCTACTAAGGAGAGGGGTAATCTCGTCTCTATGGGGCTGCTAGGGGCCTAAATGGCCTACTTAGAGCCTCGTCCAAACTCAGTTGCAGATGGGTCTAGCCACTTTAGGACTGGTCCAGCAGCACCAGCAAGGGCTGCGTATGCAAGAGTCTTAAGGTCTGTCTCGCCAGCAAGGTAAAGTGCTACCGCAGCAGATGCTGCAGCGCGGAACCATGAGGCTGCTACTTGCTTAAATTGTTCCATTGTATCCTCCTAGGATTATTTTACACCGTGTAATTTACAGCAGGTGCAAACTTCTGTCTTGTATGCCTTCTTAACAGGCACAGGTACTACCTTAGCAGCAACTTGTGCTACTATGCCAGGTTGATTGAGCCACCAGAACCATGGGCTAGTGTCGTTTGACTGGTCTTCTTTGATAGAAATATGAAGGTGCTTGTTGTGAGGGTTGGAACCTGTGTACTTACGGTTGCCCTCTTTAGCGCGAGCCTTTGACCAAATCTTTCCTTGAAAAATCAAGTACTCAACTCGCTTGTCTTCCTTTACCTTTTCAAAGATTTCCACACAGTCAATGCCATGCTTAGGGTCATGAGTTAAGTCAACGGCTAGACCTGTATTGTGGTCAGAGTTGGGACTCTGTTTGATATGCGCTTGGGAAGGCAGGAGTCCATCGCTGGCTTTCATACGAGATGGTGCTAGTGCTGTGGCCTGCCGAAGTACAGCAATAGCGGCAGGAGTGGCTTTCTTGACAACTTTCTTCATTATTCTCCATCTTTCTTTTCCTTTGGTTTTGACTTTAATCCGTTTCCTGCAAGTACGCCAGCAAGAGAACCAGTAAGAAACACGCAAAGGGTACTAACAAGGTCAATAAATGCAGCATCGTTGGGTGCCTGTTCTCCTAAAGGCTGTGTAATAAACAGTAAAGCGTACAGCAATCCAAAAACGGAACCAGCAAACACAATGGCTAGTATGATGCCAATGGTCACTATCAATCTTGCATGTAGGTCTTCTGGGCTAAATTTATTTCTTGGGCTCATCTAATACTCCAGGCAAAGTGTCTTTGGTACAGGTACCAGTAGGGATACATTGAGGGGGGTTGCACTCTGGCTTTTGCCAGTTTTCATACTCTTGGCAAGGGTATCTAACCCAGCCTTGATATCCGCAACTACTCAGCGCGCTCGCAGATAATACGATAGATATCATCAACCCTAGCCTCAAGGCGATTGACTTGGTCTTTGACACTTCCACCTCCATTAGGTCTGAGTTCATAAAGGTAATGTTTGACTAACCATCTCACTGAGCCAGCAAACGCTGATACAATTGCAACGATGGATACGATTAAGCCAGCCCAGTTTGCTGCTGTCATTATAAGACGGTCCTAACTGTGATAGAGAGAAGACCACCAAATCCATCAAACTTACCTGATGGTGGCGTCCTGCGTGAGAAGTTTACTCTTTCAATAATTGCCTGAACACGTTCACCAGTAGTGAAGTCTTGTACGTTCACAATGTCACCTGCTGACTCAATTGCTTCAAGCGTTTGAATACGCTCCCACGCACGATTCTCATATCCAGTTTGTACACCGTAACGGTCAGTTTCTACGTCAAAGCACCAGACAGGAAATTGAATCAATCTCTGTCTCTTGGTAGCAGGTAGAGCCTTTGCTTGATAACCCTTAAAGATAGGGCCTAGACTGGTATTGCTTGCGCTGCGTGAGAGCGTAAACTTGTATGAGATGTACTCTTGTGAACCCTCTGGGTATGTGGTTGCTGCCTCTGGAGTACCTGCACTAGCACTGTAGGTAATTGCTGTGTAAAGAGTCTCATCAGAACCAACAGTTTGGATGTCCATAGCACCATTAGTAAAGTCACCACGTCCACGAATAAACTTAAAGTTTTTAGGCTCAAGTGTTCCATAACGGATAGCACCAGTAGTTAAATATCCACTAGAACGTAGTACTGTGTCTGATTCGCGATAGATTGCTCCGTCAGTTGTTTCATATGTAGTACAGAATGTTAAACGGTTAGTTGCTCCTAAGAATGCAACACCTGTTGTATAATGCTCAGTTGCCTGAGTAACCTGCAAATCATTTGCATAAGCAAAGCGAAGTGGTTCATCAAGAATAGTCTGACCTAAATCGATGCGAGTAAGACCAGCGTCTAATGGTCCAACACCTGTTGTACACCATGCAAAACGGTCACGACAGGCAAAATCGTAAACTGGTTGAACTGATTCAAAGATGAGTGGACCATAGGCAAGAGAGCCATCTTGGTCATTGATAGTAGAAACTCGTACACCCTTAGATGTTCCAATAAGCATATATCCTAGGTAGTAGTATAACTTCTCAACAATTTCACCAGAGGGTAATTCTGCAGCAACAGAGGCCTGTGAAAGTGTAGGCATATTTCCAGTATTGTTAAGTGTGTACTTTTGGATAGTCGAATAGATACCTGAATGACCCGCTGTGTAGATAGCAGGGCCAGATGCGGCTACAGATGTGTAGTGATAATTAACGTTAGGGTTTGTATATACAGCGGTAGGTAATGTTGTTGCGTTAGGAGATACTTCATAGACTGCGTTATTAACACATAGTACAATACGGTCTTTTACAAATTCCATAGTAGCATATTGAATTTCAATGCTACCGCTTTGGAACATCTGAGTGACATCGCCTGTAGCAGATGGATTAGATGAACCAGTAGTTGAATCTCCAGTTAAAGGCTTCTTAAACATAGTAAGGCGTTGGTTGCCACCTACTGTCTTATTAGTAATCCAATAGGCAAATACGCCATCATCGCAGATGGCAAATACCTTACGGTCTGTACCAGCAGTATAGTCAATAAAGTGAATTACTGAACCTGTTGCTGGAATTTTATCCACGTCAAACTCATCATGCAAAAGTACTCCGTTAGTTCCATTCCATTGAATAGAACGGACATGCTGATTAGGATGCTGATGGTCTGTTCCAGTAATAGGACCAGTAGTTTGATGTGCGTTATCTACATCCTTAAGAAGTGTTACCTGTCCTTTAGTCCACACGTTTACACCTTGTGAGTCAGCAAAACGGTATGGGCTTGACTCGCCTGTAGATGGGTCATAGAACTTAATGCCATCACCTACGTGAAAAGATGACTGTGAACGAATCCACCAGCCAGTTAGTGATTGCTCACCTGGCTCCTTGCCATTGTCAAACTGGTCTTTGCGATAAGGAGCAGTCTCACGTTGGTAAGGATTTTGGTCTGTAGGTGCTAGGAAGAAAGGTTCTCCACCGATAGCAACGTCATAATCCTCAGCGCTATTAGTCCAAAAGCCAGAGACTCCAGGGTTACCAATATTTAAGGGGATATTTTCCGTAATATCTGGCGTTGGCATTGTGCTCCTTAGTTAGAAAAATTAGTTGAGCAGTTTATCCACATACTCAGGTGGTTTTCCCTACTAAAAGGGAATCTTAAACAGGCAGAATTGGTGTGGATTGTTCCGCTTGTCTACGGTCGTATTCTGACTTAGGCATCGATGTATAAGTATCGTTGCCATGATCTATGACAATGTGTTCAATTCCAAATTGATCTGTGATGTTTGTAATTTTTTCCATTTTACAACTCCGAACTAAAGCCGATGTAGGCTGATGTAGTGTTATTTGACAAAATACGACACGCCTGATTTGCAGTAAGTCCGCTCATACCAGTCATATCAAGACCTACTTGTTGATTATTTGCTCCACTTAGTGT